CTTCCCACGCTTTCTGCTGGTGGTCGAACGGCTTCGTTTTAAATTTATAATCCCGCATGATTTTTCTCCTTGACACTAAGACAATATAAGCATATATATGAGAATGTCAAGACCGGAAACGTGTCTTATCAAAAACCAAAGGAGGTCGCTATGAGCGATATATTTGAACAGATGGAGGCAGACTTTGAACAAAGTATGGCTTCATCGGTCGAGAAACTCGACCAAGGTGACTTAACCACAGTCGCCGGAATGGCAAGAGCAATCCGTGACAAAGAAGTTACCGTCGCTGAACTTGAGGAAAAACTCAAGGCAGAGAAAAAGGCTTTGATGAAAATGACGGATGAAGACTTGCCAACCATGCTAGCCGAAATCGGACTTTCTAGCATGAAACTTGATGATGGCTCAGAAGTCACTGTCAAGCCTACATACGGGGCAAGCATACTCGTAGACAATAAGCCAAGTGCTTTTGCTTGGCTTAGAGAACATGGGTATGACGACATCATCAAAAACACAGTCTCATGTCAATTTGGCAGGGGTGAAGATGAAAAGGCAAATGCCTTTAAATCCATTGCTGAAGAAAAAGGCTACTACGCCGAACAGAAGACTGACGTCCATCCGCAAACGCTTCGTGCGTTTGTTAAAGAGCGGGTGGAAAGCGGAGATGATTTCCCAATGGAACTCTTCGGAGCCTATGTAGGTCAACGTGCTATCATTAAGCGAGGTAAATAGAAATGGCTAGTAAAACCGAAAATGCTGTGGCAGAGCAAAAAACTGCTAACAATGTAGTCCAGTTTGACCCTTCAATGTTTGAAGCAGATGCTGGTGTCGGCCTTGAAAATATGGGCCAAGATGATCTTGCACTACCGTTCTTAAAGATTTTGGGCGGCATGAGCAAGGAGCTCGACGATTTGGAAACTGCTCGTAAAGGTGACATTTACAACACCGTCACAGGGGCTGTTTACAAGGGCAAGGATGGCATCAAAGTCATTCCAGTAGCCTACCAGCGTCGGTTCATTCAATGGGCCCCTCTGGGCGAAGGAACAGGCGCTCCTGTGGCTATCTATGCCCCGGGTGAGGCACGTCCTGAAACCAAGCGCGATGAAAATGATCATCGTGAGTATGTGACCGACGGTTCTGGTCAGTACATCGAAGAGACCCATCAGCACTTTGTCATCGTATTGCACGAGGACGGTTCTGCGGAAACTGCGCTAATCGCAATGAAGGTTACGCAACTTAAAAAGTCCAGAAAGTGGAACAGCATGATTTCGTCCCTAACCATGCAGGGCAAGAACGGTCCGTTCACGCCTCCACGTTTCAGCCACGTCTACTTGCTCAAAACAGTAGGCGAGGAAAACAGCAAGGGTAGTTGGCACGGTTGGGAAATGAGTCGTGTGGGTCCGGTAGAAGACCTCGCCCTTTACAACAGAGCCAAAGATTTTGCCAAGAGCATCACAGATGGCGAAGTTGTTGTTAAGCATCAGGACGACTCTGCGGGCGGGGGCAATGTCTCCGACGACGTGCCGTTCTAAGTAACGGGGGTGGCGTTATAACGTTATAACGTCACCCTTTTTCTTTTGGGGGCGTCATGTCTGTAGAAAAGTTTTCAGTCGTATTTAATGGCCTACAGTTGGCCTACGGCACATATAAAATAGAAAAGAAGCAGGCCAACGGGAAGAACACTGGTCGTGCCGCCATTATGCGCGAACCGCGCACCACGGCACTCTGGGAAGGTCACCTGTCCGGCAAAGGCCGCGCTATTGGCATCATACCAATCAACGAAGACAACAACTGTGTCTGGGGTTGCATTGATGTTGACCAGTATCCGCTTGACCACAAGCTACTGGTAGAAAAAATCCGCAAGTTAAAGCTTCCGCTTGTTGTCTGCCGATCTAAGTCCGGCGGCGCACACTGCTTCCTGTTCACCACAGAGTGGGTGGAAGCCAAAGATATGCAGGCAACCCTGCAACAGATTTCTGCCGCATTGGGATATGGCGGCAGTGAGATATTTCCAAAGCAGGTCAAACTGCATCTTGACCGCGACGATGTCGGCAACTTCCTGAACCTACCTTATTACGACGCGGAAGACGGCCTACGCTACGCGATTAAAGATGACGGCACATCTGCCACGCTCGACGAGTTCTTTGAGTTATACGAGACGCACAAGCAGACGCCAGAGCAGTTACTGCAACTGCAAATAGGCGAGGAGGCAGAGTCTGCCACGCTCAAAGACGGGCCGCCTTGTTTACAGTTTTTAGTCAAAAATAAAATAGGCGAAGGTGCCCGCAACAACGGGCTGTTTAATTTAGGTGTGTATGTACGCAAGGCCTACCCAGATAGCTGGGAGACCGAAATCATGACATACAACCTGCAATACTTAGACCCGCCACTGGCTATCAACGAAGTCACGGTGATAACCAAGCAGCTTAACCGCAAAGACTACACATATAAGTGTAGTGACGCGCCGATTAACGCGCACTGTAACAAGGAGTTGTGCCAGACCCGTAAGCACGGCGTCGGGGCGGCTATTCAAGGCGCGGCTATTGCCAACCTGCGCAAATATAATTCTGTCCCACCCGTCTGGTTTGTGGATGTAAACGGGGAGCCGCTAGAGTTAGATACAGAGGCCCTGATGAGCCAGCCCGTGTTCCAGAAGGCCTGTATGGAGCAACTTAACTTCATGCCGCGCTCTGTCAGCAAGCAGATTTGGGAGGCGCGTATTGGCGCTTTGATGAATGAGATGCGCGACAACGAAAGCGCAATAATGGAGGTGGCAGAAGACGCTAGCATCAGCGGTCAATTCTACGATTACTTGGAAGAGTTCTGCGCTCATATGCAGAAAGCTAACGATAAAGAAGAGATCCTGCTCAAGCGGCCTTGGACAGACGAGGAAGAGGGCGTGACATATTTCCGCCTTAAAGACTTTGAGGCTTTTTTAAAGCGCAACAAGTTCTTCGAGTACAAGTCACACAAGATAGCCCAGCGTCTACGAGACAGAGGCGGCGACAGCACCGTTCTGCGGATTAAATCCAGAACGGTCAGGGTGTGGCAAGTCCCAGCATTTGAGTCAGGAGACATTGAATTTAACAGCCCTAACTTTGGGTCAGAGCAAACGGAGGCACCTTTCTAATGTTACTAGCGGACGGATTTAATGATGCCGTTATCGGCATGGGAGAAAGAGCGGGGCAACCCACCATAGTGGTGTATGACTTTGATAAATGCGTAGCCATTCTGTGTGAGCGAGACAACATGAGCATAGATGAGGCTGTGGACTTTATGTACTACAATGTAGTCGGGGCGTGGATGGGAGACGAAACCCCTATCTTTATGCGTCGTGTCAACAGCGTTGAGGAGTTGACCGATGTTGACTAGAAATCAGGAAATCTACAAAGAGCGGGTAGTTGAAAGGCGCACTCTGCAAGCCGTCGCGGACAAATACGGGGTATCTCGTGAGCGGGTCAGACAAATTGTTGCCACAATCGAAGCCAGAGAAAGCCTGATGAAGTCCTTCCCAGAAGTGCCCGTCTATGTCAAAGACATTCCGTGGGAGGTTCGCACTTATAACTGCCTGTGCAACGAAAACCTTACGCCGATGTTTCTAGCGGAGTTTGTTGAATACACCAAAACAAACGACCTACGCCGGATACCAAACTTGGGCAAAGTAAGTCTGCGTGAGATTAAAACAAAATTAGCTCAACACGGTTACGAGTTGCCCGATGGATACTAAGATATTCCGTATATACGGCCCGCCCGGAACTGGTAAGACTACCGCCCTGCTTAATAAAGTAGATGAGGCGTTAGAAGCAGGCGTAAACCCCGCCCACATCGGCTATTTTGCCTTTACCCGACAAGCCGCCAACGAGGCTGTCGAACGCGCCTGCGCTCGCTTCAAGCTAGATAAATCGCAACTGCCGTGGTTCCGCACCCTGCACAGTTTTGCCTTAAAGTTGTCTGGTATTCGCCAAGAACAGGTTATGCAACCAGAGCATTACAAAGAACTAGGCCACGCCTTGGGCGGCATTGACTTGCGGGTGGATGCAAACCAGATCAGCGGCGACGAACTGTTTGACCTGAACAAAAATAGTAACCCGCTAATCAGCCTGATTAACCTCGCCCGTCTACGCAAAGTGGATTTGCGGCAACAATATGACGAAACCCAAATGGCGATGTCGTGGAGTTATGTCAAATATGTAGCTGACGCCCTACAGGAATATAAGAACAGGTTTAACCTTTACGACTTCACCGATAT